AGAGCATTAAATAGTGAAGTACTTTGGAATGGAAATGCAGTACCACTACCTTTGACCGCAACTATAAAACTTGATGGTATTTCTGGAATAAACCAAAACGAAACTTGTATACTAACCTATGTACCAGCAGAGTATAATGCATTTAAAGGTGTCTTCAAGGTAGTAAACATCAAACATGACTTATCCGAAAATGGTTGGGAAACAGAATTAAGTTTGAAGTTTATAGCAGGTGCTACAACAAAGACCGATGAAAAAGAGTAGATGATATGAGTGAACCTAAAAATTTAGTAAGAGAAAAATTATTTTCAAAGGATGGTGAGTTGTATTTAGATAATAAACCATACATAGGGCCTTACAATATTAAAGCAGATGGTACTTACTATACATTATCAAGGTTTGTTGATAAAAAATCTAAGAGATTAAAAACTACAAAATCAAGTATATACCAAGATTTATTAAAAAAGTCTGGTGGTATAGATGTATCAGAAAAAAATTCAGCGATTGTTGGTCAAACTGTATTACCAGCACAAGATGATTATGATAAAGGATTTTATACAAGGTATTTTATTTTTAGAAAAGAAGAAAAAAACTTTACTGAAGTTTCTGAAAAAAGTTTTGGAGATGTCGGTACAAAAATAAGTGATGTTATATATGGTAAACTAAAACTTGATTGGAAAATATCTGGACCAATAAATGATGTTTTTGACTTAGATGGTGTTAGAAAAGAAGCAGGTGTTAGAGACACTAATGAAAGAATGTTAAAACGATTGGAGTTGAAACACCCAGGAATAAAAGACAGATTAAAAAATCTCATCCAATTTCGCAGAAATACTTAGTTCTACAGATTTTAGACACTACTTATATACAATGGTTATAGTAGATTCTAAACAAAAATTAGAACAACTAAATAAATTAATTGACGAACACGATTGTTTGGTAGAAGTTATACCGAGTGATTATTTTAATCATTCGTGTGCTAACTCTATCTCTTTAATTATAATACAAGTCAATAAAGAAATTTGGGTTGTTTCTTACAATCATCCCGATTTAGAGTTCGTTGGTGAGGTGGAGTTTTGTTTTCTTAACAAGAAATATGTTGTAGATTCAAAAAATTTCTATCATTATTTTGATGAACCTAATGTGATGGATGTAAACCTTATAGCATATCTAAGTGGTATTTCTCTTATAGAATGGAGAAATCATGTAACTAATACACATGAACAAATGTACAGACAATATCGTGATGTTAAGAATTGTAATCATTTAATACCTTTAACTAAACATTTAGAAAGAGTAGAAAATCTATTTGAAGATGTTAGTAGAATGTTGGGACAAGCAAACTTTAATAAAAAATGTTATGAGTGGTATAATACTAATACAATAAAAACATATTCAAGACTTGAAAAATCTGGTATAATGACTAATGGTAAATATTTAGAACATTTTCCAGATACAACAAACCGACCTATAAAGGGGTTGGTGTATTCTGAATATAACCTATACACAAGTACTGGACGACCATCAAATAGATATGGTGGTGTTAACTTCGCAGCACTTAAAAAAGAAGATGGTACACGAGAGAGTTTTACAAGTAGATATGAAAAAGGTTCTCTTGTTAGTTATGACTATGATGCATATCATATCAGATTGATAGGAGAACAAGTTGGATATGATTTCAAAGATGGTTCTATACACGAGGAATTAGGTAAGTTTTACTTCAATAAAAAGAAACTAACTAAAGAAGAATATAACGAATCAAAGAAAAAAAGTTTTCAACTACTATATGGTGGTATTGATAAAGAATATTTAAGTCATGAATTTTTTAAAAGAGTAGATGGGTTCGTACAAGAAATGTGGAAAGAGTATCAAAAAGGTGTGGTAGAACATCCAATATCTCACTTTGAAATAAAGAATTTAGAGAAACCAAATCCACAAAAAGTATTTAATTATTGGATACAACATACAGAAACGGTTCGTAATACCGAGATACTTAAGGGTGTGTTGGATTATTTAGCAGATAAAAAGACTAAATTGGTTATGTATACTTATGATAGTTTCTTGTTAGACTTTGACATGAACGAGGGTGTGGAGGTGTTAAAGGGTGTGCAAATGGTATTAGAAGATGGGAATTACCCAACAAAAGTAATGGTCGGAAAAGACTATTCTGAGGAAGTAAACATAACAAATAAGTTGAGAACTTGATATTTATAGTAGGAGAATAATATGATTTTAACAGAACAAGTAATAAATGAAGTTTTAGAACGCCTTGATGAAAAAGTTGATACAAAGGTAGACTTGACAGACAATAAGCATCTTTCTAAATTAGAGTACATTATGCTCTTTGAAATGAATTTCCCGTTATCAGATACTCATGAGATGTTAAACAGACTTTCAGAAGCCCCCAAACGAAAACCAGGAACTACATGGAGAATGGACGATGGTAGATGGGGAGCAAAAAGTCCAAAAGGTAATATCAACTATTATGATAAAGATGATAAAGATAATGCAGATGCTTGGGCAGCAGGAGAAGTAAAAGAAAAAGACCCTAAAGATTTAAAAAAGAAAACGAAGAAAGAAAAACCAAAGAATAAACCAATATCACAAGAAGAAATAAATGATGTAGATGGTACTTCAAAAGAAAGAGTATTGGATGGTAAAGACCAACCACCAGGAACTGAGTCTTCCGCAGTAAACGAGATTGGAACTGGATATGCTATGGCGTGTATGGATGAGTCTCCTAAAGATGTGGATGGATGTTTAGATGAAAAATTAAAAAAGACCAAATTAGGAAAAAAACCGGGTAATAATAGTGAAGAAAAAAGAGGACATATGATACGAGCTGCTCGTAGAGAGAAACAACGAGTAAACACTACTTTAGAAAGAGAGGGTATGAACCCTAAAAATACAAAAGTTTCACACATCGGTGGTTCTAAAGGTTCTTTAGATGATGCAGTTAAGAGGTTAGATGAATTACAAAAAGCAGGTTTGACAGAAGTAAATGGTATTAAGATAGATAAGTATAAGAAAATAATAATGGCAGGTGGTGGTGGAGATGACCCAACCGATACTTTAGTAGTTATGGTTGAGTATGATGAAAATGGAAAACCAATTAAAGCACAAATAAACCACACCTCAAATAAGATGACTTCATCAGACCAACAATCAAATAGTGGACCTGTTAAAACAGCAAAAAATAATAATGAAAGAGCAAAAAAGAGTCTACCGAAAGAAGCACATAAAGAAGCAGATAAGATTGAGAAAGACACACAAGACGAAATAAAGAAACAAAGAAAACTTCAAGCAGAATATGTTGGTACATATGCAAAAAGACTTGACAAATTTGCTGATGACCCTGAAATTCTTGATAAGATATACAGAAGACTTATGAATGGTAAGGATGGTAACCCACCTGGGATAAGTTCAACAGAAGCAAAATATATGGATGGTGTTCTTAAAAGAGTTGGTCTTAAACCAGGTGAACGAAAAGACTTACTAAACCCACCAAACGAAGCAGAATTAAAGAAACACCTAAAGAAATATCTAAAGATGTTAAAGGATAAAGAACCAGGTGGAGAAGACGGAGCAACTGCATTAAGTTCAAGTACAGACATACCTATAATGGTAAGATTGTTACAACAAGAAAAAATGATAACTGGAAAAGCACCGATTGACCCACCAATGCTTGATTCGGATTTGAAGAGTTATTATGAAAAACAAACAGATGCTTTAAACACTCAAAGAGAAGAGTTGAATAAACTTGGAGCAAAAAATGGTCAAGAAAATTTAGGAAATAAAACTTTTATCAGAGATTTAATTAAGAGAATGCATTTAGATATTTCAGAAGGAGCTAACCCAGGTGGAATACCAAATCAAAATTTTGAATTAATTCATGGTAGTCTTGGGTATAAGAATGAAATACGACAAGATGACAATGGTGATATGTATGAAAAAGGTAAGGGTGGTTTCTATAAATTAGATAAGGATGGTAAACCTACTGGGGAACCAGTAAAAGCAGCAGACTTAAATGACTTTGATTGTCCTGTAGTTGGAAACCCAGATACACACAGACATTGTCTTGGTCTAAAAGAAGGACAGAAAGTGGAAGAGGGGTTTGATGTGAAATATGAAGAGTATAAGATGAAAGATGGTACAACGACTATTAAGGCGTTGATATATGATAGAGATGGCAAACCCATAGCAGTACAAACTTGTAGACCAAAGTCTGGTCCAGGTGGTATGATACAAGATAGTATGGTTTGGAGTAAAGACTATGAAATCTGTTTAGCAAAACAATCTAAACTCCAGGGATATTGTGAATAATGAATACTCAATTACTATGTTCATTCTCTCAAAGGAGAGATTATAAAGATATTGTTGACCTTGTCAAAGATAGTTATGATGTTGTCTTCAACAAAATTTATATTCTGGAAAATGTTGAGAATCATAGGCAGATGATGTTAACTTATAATGTTAACAAAGGAAGTAGTATACACTTACCACATACAATTTCTTTACACAGAAAGAAACACACTAATTCATTGTACACTATAAACGCAATTAATGAAATTGTGATATTATTAAACGATGGTTCAATGGATAAAAACTTTCCAATTCCTTGGGAAAATTATCGTAACTCTATGTTACTTACGGGTGATGAAGGACTAAAAGTTATCAAAACAAAACTCTTTAAAATAATTGATGTATAATAAAAAAAACACTTGACTTGTATAGTAAAAGTGTTGTATATTTAGGTATGGAAAATGGGGATAGTACAACCATTTTTAAAACAAAACAAATAGGTTATAAATGAAAATAATAGAAAAAAATTCTCGTGAAGTTATAGTAGTCCAGGAATCAGAATATAAGGATAACACATTCGTTGATATCAGAGTTCATGGTAAAAATGATAATGATGATTTAATACCAACCAAGAAAGGTGTAGCATTAAATCCAAAGTTTGTTCCACAATTGATTGAAGCACTATTAGAACTTGGAGAAGAAAAGGAATGGGAAAATTTCAAAACTAATTAAAAATAAATTGATGTTTTCACTTTCAGTTAGATACTTATTTTTGGTTACAGAAATAGTAACTAAACAATGAAAAATAACAAAATAACAATAACAAATACACTTAAGGAGAAACAAAATGGCTCTTAATTTAGACCAAATCCGTAATCGTCTCAATTCACTTCAGACAACAACCTCAAGAACAAATAATATGTATAAACCACAACCTGGTAAACAAGTTGTTCGTATTTTACCTTATAAGTTCGCAGATGACACCACAGTAGGTGGTGCTTTTATTGAGCAGTACTTTCACTATGATATCAATAAAAGAACATATCTTTCACCGATTACTCGTGGTAATCCAGACCCTATCCAAGAGTTTGCAGAAAGACTAAAATCTACTGGTAGTCGTGAGGATTGGAATCTGTCTAAGAAACTCACTCCTAAACTTCGTACATTCGCAGCAGTGGTTGTTCGTGGTGAAGAGGGTGAAGGTGTCAAGTTTTGGGGTTTTGGAAAGATGGTATATGAAGAATTACTATCTATCTTAGCAGACCCAGACTATGGTGACATCACAGACCCTGTGAGTGGTAGAGATGTTCAAGTTGAAGTAAAAATGCCAGAAGAAACTGGTAAATCTTATCCAACAACAACGATTCGTGTTAAACCGAATCAAACTCCAATATCATCAGATGAAACTCAAATGAAGAATTTCGTTGAGAATCAAACCGACATGAAAGATATTTTTCAAGAAATGTCGTATGATGAGTTGAAGGAGATTCTTCAGAATTGGTTGAATCCAAGTGATGATGAAGATGAAAAAGTTGTTGCTAAAGAAACAGCAACTCCAACTGAAACAAAGTCTACTGAAAAAACAACTTCGGCAGACACGACAAAAGTCACTAATGTAAGTGACGCATTTGACGAATTGTTTAATTCATAAAACGACAATCAATATAGTGGGTGGTATCCTACAGAACTAAGCGATGAGATGGCTGTGTTTGTACGCCTAACTACCCACTTTTTTACATAGAGGAAAGAAATTAATGAAAAAGAAAGAGACAATACGAGACGAACTTGCCGAAGTACTTGCTGATAAATTAAATAATCAGTTCAAGGATGGTAAAGTCGCATATTTTCTTGATGGGGCTACTGAGTCACCATCTTCAATTAAAGACTGGGTTTCTACTGGTTCATCAATGTTAGATTTAGTAATATCTAACCGAGCAGATGGTGGTTTACCCGTTGGTCGTATAACTGAGGTTACAGGTCTTGAAGCATCTGGTAAATCGTTATTGGCAGCACATACTCTTGCAAACACTCAGAAAAAGGGTGGAGTGGCAGTTTATATTGACACAGAGAGTGCCGTTAGTCATGACTTTTTAGAAGCAATAGGTGTTGATTTAGAAAAAATGTTATATGTACCACTTGATACAATTGAAGACATATTCTCTGCTATAGAGCATATTATAGATACGATTCGCAGTTCAGACAAAGATAGGTTAGTCACAATTGTGGTTGATTCAGTAGCCGCAGCATCTACGAAAGTTGAGATGGAAGCAGACTTTGATAAAGATGGTTATGCGACAACCAAAGCAATAGTAATTTCAAAAGCGATGAGAAAGGTTACAAATTTTATTAGTCGTGAGAACATATGTCTCTTATTTACAAATCAATTGAGACAGAAGATGGGTGTTATGTTTGGAGACCCTTGGACAACAAGTGGTGGGAAGGCGTTAGCATTCCATTCTTCTGTTCGGTTGAGACTAAAAAACCTTGGTCAGATAAAACAAAAAGTATCTGGACAAGACCAAACAATTGGTATCAAAACCAAATGTCAAGTAGTAAAGAATAGGATGGGGCCTCCAATGAGACACGCAGACTTTGATATCTACTTTGATTCTGGTATTGATGATGTTGGTAGTATATTAAAAGTTCTTAAGAACTATAAACTTGTTAAGTCTGGTGGAGCGTGGTATACATTAAAGATTGATGGTAAAGAAGATATCAAGTTCCAAGCAAAAGACTTTGAAGAAATACTTAATAGAGATGGTATGAAAGAGTATTTATATGAATTGATTTGTGACAAACTCATTATGAAATATAAAGAAAGACCAAACCATACTATTGGTGAAGATGTTGAATATGATAACGAAGTAGAGGGATAGAGTATGCCAAAGAACTATTTGGAAATGTTCAATGACCTTGTAGACGAAAAAGAACATCAATCAAAGTTTTCAGATAAGAACGATAGAATACTTTTAATAGATGGTCTGAATACATTCATACGAAACTTCTCTGTTAACCCAGCAACAAATGACGATGGTCTTCATGTCGGTGGGTTAGCAGGTTCTCTTAAATCAATTGCATTAGCAATTAGAACAACATCACCAACTGCTTGTATTGTTGTTTTTGATGGTAAGGGTGGTTCTACTAAACGAAGAAAGTTATTTCCAGAATACAAAGCAAATAGAAAAGTACATCGTAGACTAAATAGAACTGATTTTCACGATGGTATAAACGAAGAAGAAGCAATGAAAAGACAAATTGTAAGACTCTTTGATTATTTAGAAACACTACCTGTAAAGACTATGATGTTTGATGGTATGGAAGCAGATGATGTCATAGGATATGTATGTTCTAACTTATATCCCGATTCAGAGAAAGTAATTTATTCAATGGATAAGGATTTCTATCAACTGGTAAATGACAAGGTCTCTGTTTATAGTCCAATCAAGAAGATGACAATTGATGAGAAATGGATTGACCATGAATTTGGTATGACACCAAATAACTATTTAATATACAGAACATTAGATGGAGACAAATCTGATGACATAGATGGTGTTAAAGGTTGTGGTCATAAAACTCTTCAAAAAAAACTACCTCTTTTGTTTGATGAAGAGATAGTTAATATAGATGATGTTCTTAAGTATTCCAACGAACACAAATCAGAAGCAAAGGTTTTAGAAAACATATCAAATGATGGTAAAAAATTACATAGAAATTATAAACTTATGCAATTGTTAGATGTTGACATCCCAGCAAGAGCAAAATCAAGAATACGAAGTATCATGGATTCCAATGATGGTGGTCTTCGTAGAGGAAGTTTACATAGAATGTTATTAGAAGATAAGATGTTTGATTCATTCAAGAACCTTGATTACTGGCTTCGGTCTTCTTTTACAACACTACAAGCGTTCTTGAGTTCTAAATGAGTCAAGTAGAAAACTTTACAAACTACGGAAAAGCATTTCAATCAAAGACAATTGTCTGTTTAATAAAAGACAAACTATTTATACAACAAATATTAGATATCTTAGAAACAAAGTATTTTGAATCTGAGTCTGATAGGTGGATTGTTGATATGATAAAATCATATTTTACAAAGTATAAAAAAGTTCCAACTATGGACGCAATAAAAGTAGCACTATCTGAAATAGATAATGATATACTAAAGGTGGGTGTAGTTGAGAACTTAAAGAATGCTACAAAGTATGTTAATGCAGATGATTTAGAATTTGTTAAGGAGAAATGTATTGACTTCTGTAGAAACCAAAATTTAAAGAACGCTATATTACAATCCGTTGACTTACTTGGTGCTAAAAACTATGATGGTATCAAGAAGTTGGTTGATGACGCAATGAAAGCAGGTACTGAAAGAGATATTGGTCATGTTTATGTAGATGACATTGATTTGAGATTTGAAGAGTCAGCAAGAAAATGTGTTCCAACTGGTTGGGATAGTGTAAATGAATTAACTGGTGGTGGTTTAGCAGCAGGTGAACTTGGTGTTGTCGTAGCACCAGCAGGTATAGGTAAGTCTTGGGGACTTGTCGTAATAGGTGCGGCTGCAATTAAGAAAAAATTAAATGTTATACATTACTCGTTAGAGTTAAATGAAGCATATGTTGGACTAAGATATGATGCATCATTTACTGAGATAGCAATGCAGAATTTGAAATGGGAAAAAGAACAAGTAGAAAAGAAGGTAAAAGCATTACCAGGAAATTTAATACTGAAATATTTTCCGACAAGAACGGCAACTGTAAATTCACTTGAAGCTCATATTGAAAAAACCATATTAGCAGGTTATAAACCAGATATGATTATAGTTGATTACGCAGATTTACTAAGAGATATATCAGCATCAAAAGAACATAGACACGCACTTGGTAACATCTATGAAGATTTGAGAGGATTGGCAGGAACATATGAAATACCAGTATGGACTGCTTCACAAGCAAATCGTTCATCATTAGAAGAAGATGTCATTGACGCATCTAAAGTGGCAGAAGCATATAGTAAAGTTATGACAGCAGACTTTGTAATGAGTTTAAGTCGTAAGGTTAATGATAAGATTTCTGGAACTGGTAGGTGGCATATTATCAAAAATCGTTTTGGACCAGATGGTATGACCTTACCTTGTAAGATGGACACATCTAATGGTCAGATATTTATCTATGATGAGCAGTCTCATAGTGGTCAAGAACAACAAGGTAAGATGAATCAAGGGTCTGAGTTTGTTAGAAAAGAATTAGCAAAAAAATTCAGTTCAATGGGGTAAATAGTTTACCGAAATATATGAATATAAGACTAATTAGAATAGTGAAGAAGAATATTTTAAACAAAAATTACGGAGAATTTAAATAATGGAGAAGTTTACGTTATCAGAAAACTTTATTGACAAGTATAAAAGAAAAAAAGCACCATTTGGTTTTAATGGGTTGGGTGAATTGGTTTATATGAGAACCTACTCAAGAATTAAAGAGGATGGAAAAAATGAAAAGTGGTGGGAAACCATCAGAAGAGTCGTAGAGGGAACTTACTCTATGCAAAAAAATTGGATTGACTCACATCAATTAGGGTGGAACCCGTGGCAAGCACAAAAATCGGCACAAGAAATGTATGACCGAATTTTTCACATGAAATTCTTGCCACCTGGACGGGGTCTGTGGGCTATGGGAACTCCCATCACAGAAGAAAAAGGTTTATATGCTGCCCTAAACAATTGTGCTTTTGTATCAACAGAGACACTAAAAGATGATTACTCAAAACCATTTACATTTCTAATGGATGCAAGTATGTTAGGTGTAGGAGTTGGTTTTGATACAAAAGGAGCGGGACAAATACTTGTTAAAGGAATAAACAAGAAAAAAGATATTGAAACCTTTGAAATACCAGATACTCGTGAAGGTTGGGTTGAATCACTTGGAAAGTTATTAGAAAGTTACTTTCATGGAACTTCGGATGTCAAATTTGATTACTCAAAGATACGAGCAGCAGGTGAACCTATTAGTGGATTCGGTGGTGTCAGTTCTGGTCCAGACCCATTAGAAGAAGTACATAATGCAGTTAGGGGTGTACTTGATACCAATGTTGGTAAACCAATTACAATAACAACAATTGTAGACATAATGAATTTGATTGGTAAATGTGTTGTAGCAGGTAATGTAAGAAGAACTGCAGAGATTGTGTTTGGAGACCCCGATTCAGAAGAGTATTTGGACTTAAAAAATTATAAAGTAAACCCACATCGTGACCAATATGGTTGGACATCAAACAATTCAATATTCGCAGAACTTGGTATGGATTATACTGAAGTATCAAAGAGAATTGTAGATAATGGTGAACCAGGTCTTGCTTGGTTGGAGAATATGCAAAAATAT